GTGGAGGAGATGGAGGAGGTGGAGGAGATGAAGAAGGTGGAGGAGATGGAGGAGGTGGAGGAGATGAAGAAGGTGGAGGAGATGGAGGAGGTGGAGGAGGTAGAATAATGGTATTGAAAGAACATACAAACGCTGGAAGCAGTGGCAATAGTGAGGGTGGTGGAGGCGATAGTGGTGGAGGCGGAGAAATGGTATTGGGAGAACAATATAAAAACGGTGGAGGCAGAACCCGGAGACGAAAAATGACGTATATTAAAAAAGTTACGAGATTAAATAAAAAGAATAACAATAAACGCAAAAATACGAGAATAAAAAATAAGAGTAGACATCGTAGACATTTGAAAACACGAAAAAACTAATCAAAACAATAATAAAGATAATATAGAATAATATGTATAAATCAAATGAATGATCTCATAGACCTTATTTACAGAACATTTAATGATACCGTAAAAGTATCTATATTTTCAAAATTAAAAACAAATAATCCAATCATTGATACAATATTGTCAACTGTTGTATTAACATTTATGAGTTATTTAGTACAAGTCATGCATAAATCAGATATCCATATATTTTTTACACACATTAACCAATTCAATATACGCGATGTTATACAATCGTTTATATATAAAAAGAAACAACTTACCCTCGAAGGTAAAAAATATATGACAGTTAGTCCATATTCCAGCAAACCTGTTATTTCAGTTGTCTGTTCGGATACATTCAATGCCGTATGGTCGTCTATTTTATTAGATATGTATAATAATCCATCTGTTTGCGAAATAAAAGAATTCTTTGACATATCTGACAATATAACTAAATTATTACGTGTCAATAACAAAAGTGTCAATAACAAAAGATTAGACAATAATGATGATACTGATACTAGACCATTAGATAAATTAACTTCACCAGTTATAAATAATTCGTATATTATATCTCAAGAATCAAAATTTATGGTTTCAAAAGAATTGCAGATATATGCATATTCTTTAATGACAACAGAGTCTTCTGAAGACTCGCGCGATAAGATAAACACAAAAACCGATAAAATCAGTATTATATTATACTCATATATAACGTCGCTTGATACCATACAAAAATACGTGCATAATATTACTCAAAATTATATCAGTAATATTGAAAATAAGCGTAAATCTCAAAAATTCATATATACTCTATATAAAACAAAATACGATGATTCTAAATATGAATGTTGGTCCGAGCATGCATTTGAAAGTAGTCGAACATTTGAAAATATGTTTTTCGAACAAAAGCGTGAAATTCTAGAACACATACATTTTTGGATAAATAATAAAGAATGGTATTATGAAATGGGAATTCCGTATACACTGGGTTTTGGATTAAAAGGTCCTCCTGGAACTGGGAAAACATCGTTTATGAAATCTCTTGCTAATTTATTGAAACGACATTTAGTTGTATTATCATTGAAACTCATTAAAACGAGTAGACAATTAGACGATTTTTTCTTTGAAGATACATACAATTCATTTAATTCATCGCATAGTATTGGATTTTCTAATAAAATTATTTTTATAGATGATATTGATTGTATTGGAAATATTGTTAAAAAACGTGATAATTCAGATAATACATTTTACAGCTCTACTAAACCCCCATCTTCAACACAAACGGTAAATCTTTTACATAATTTATTAAGTAATATAGATACAAATGATACAACATCTGTAACACCCACACCTTCTACTGGAACTACAATACTCAAGACATTAGATGAAGATCCATTGACACTAGATGATCTCTTACAAAAAATAGATGGAATTCGAGAAACTCCCGGCCGTATATTTGTAATTGCTAGTAATTATTGGCATTTATTAGATGATGCATTAATACGACCGGGAAGAATTGATAAAATTATACATATGGGAAATGTGTCGCGTAATACATTTTCTCAAATGTTCGAACACTTTTACAAACAACATATTAATCCGGAGACATTAAATCAGTTTACTCCAGACTTCTATTCACCTGCAGAAATAATTAATATTTATATCACATATAAAGACAGTCCTAATAAATTTATAGAGCGAATATTAATGCATGTTAAAATTGGAAATGAAAAGTAAGGTATAGTGCAAATTGCCGGCGTATAATAACATGTTTTTTTCTCTGTGTATATACTAATTATTTTACAATAAAAGATATAATATAATGATAGAAACATATATTAAACATTTAGTTGCCAATCTACCAACAACTATTACACAAAATCAAAATCAAAATAACAAATGTTATGATATTGTGCTAGACGGTGGAGCATTTAATGGAAGTTATTTAATAGGTGCATTACTATTCATGCGAGAACTAGAAAGGAATAAATATATTACTATAGATAAAATATCAGGGAGCAGTGTAGGTTCTATTGTCGCATTTTTATATCATTTAGATGCACTGCATGTAGGATATGAATTCTACGATATTTTTACAACTAAATTTAAAAATGAATTTATACTCGATGAATTTAATAACTTCTTCGAACGAATGGAAAAACATATACCTGATAATATATGCGAAACAATGAGCGGTAGAGTATATATTACATATTATAATGTGAAACGAGGAAAAAAAATAATTAAATCAAAGTATAAAAACAAACGCGATATTTTTGAAACAATAAAACGATCATGTTTTATTCCATTTGTGACAAACGGACAATTTATTTACAAAAATAAATACATAGACGGACTTACACCCTATATATTACCAGAAAAAAGGCACAAAAAAATAATATATTTTGATTTATTTAATAGTGATAAGATTGAATATATTTTATCAATAAAAAATGAAAATAATAATTGTCATCGTATAATGAATGGAATATTGGATATGCACCTTTTTTTCATAAAAAATACCGCAACGTCTATGTGTAGTTATGTAAATAATTGGACGATTTATAATATATCATATCGAAATCGATGTATAAAAGTATTTGTCGAACAAATAGTTATATTTATTATGTGCTGGTGTCTATTTATAAAAAAGGTATTATCTGATAAAATATTCAATGTTGTATATAAATCAAAAATGTATAAATCGTTATTTAAAAAAGTATCCAAAATAGCATATAAAGCATACGTGATAGCAATAAAGCATAACTGTTTGTAGTAGTCACCATTTTGTCTTGCCAAATTATACTTTAGAAAATATATATGTAATGTATGCAAATTTATAAAAATAAAATATAGTATATTTATATAAATGGTCCGTAAAACAAAACGTTTAGGTTCTCGCAAAAATACCCGGTCACGCAAAAATAAAATGTCGCGTAGAAAATTTAGAGGAGGCGGGTTTTGGGATATGTTCTCATCAAAAAAACCAGAAGAAGTAGCACAACTTCCTGATAGAGACCAGGTATCTCCCCAGGAAGCACCAGTAAATCCAGTTGGTGTAAATGCGGATTATGAACCTAGTCAAGAAGAAATTGAAAAAGCCCACCAAACGTTAATGTTAGCATCAAAATCGGGAATGTCTGGTATGAATGGCGGGAGTCGTCGTAAAAAATATAGACGTAGACGTTAAATAGTTAAGTACAAATATCACTAATATAACAAATATAATATATCTTATATCATAAAATATATTATTTCTCAACCACCTGCTCTAATAAAACAACCCTCCTCGTCCACGTTTTTTAGTCTTTGGTTTTCTTTTAACGGATTTAGCCGTTTTTGTTTTAACAACTTTCTTATCTTCTATTTTATCCGCGGGTCGATATCTTAAAAAATATTCTTCATATTCTGGATTTTTTCGATTCCCTTTTAATTCTTTAAATTTAGAAGATCGTGCTGCACGGATTTCTTCCAAAGTTTGTTGATGTCCGTAACAATTAATACTAAACCGTTTTAATAATCCTCTCTGCTGCAGTCTATTATGTTGCTGTATCTGAAATAAAAATTGAGACATACATAAAATACGATTAGTATCGTAATAATTACGCCCAGAATATAAAAATGCTAAATAAAAACTCAACATCGTATCAATTGTTGCTATTTTAACATTTTGATTTTGTGATCGTATAATATTATAACTATGACATGCAATAGGTTCATATATAAAAGCAACTGTATCTGTATTATTAATAATCACTTGATAGTGCAACGCAACAATTTCACCAATAGCCTTCTGTTTTTTAATAGTTACATTTTTTATTCCAGCATCACGCAATCGTTCTTTTAAAATAGTCACTAATGTTTCCGGATCTTCTGATAATACATCAAAATCAGCTACTTTTTTAAAACTAGACTGGATCTTTTTAGGCATATAATGTGAATACTGTGACATAGCATATCCTCCAAAAAATACAACATCTTGAGATATAAATACATTCTTCAACGTTTCAAAAATAGTATCTTCTGTTATTCCATCTTCAGATTTGGCTTTTACAGTAGTCATTTTACGTTGAAAATCATGCGCGTCACAATCTTTACCGTGTAATGGATAATACTTATTTAATAATGCAATTCGTTTAGCAACTTTTTCCCATCTGCTAGTATCGCCTGCGGGTCTAGATAACTCTAAATACATAGACATTCTTAAAAAATTTGCGGGTGCGTATAATATTCCAGCTACTTGAATAGCATCATTTTTAAGTGCCTTAAAAATATCTTTATGTATATGCGTAATATCTGCTACAGGAATAAAATTCACAAATACTTTAAAAGTGCCATGATGAACGCCAGGTTTCCCTTCTACTTCAACGAATCCAGCCTTTGCATAAATATCACACAATTCTTTAGTATCCTGCAATGCATTTGGACTATAAAAATCAAAATCAGGTAATTCTATGTCAGTATTATAAAACTGAGCGGATTTGGGTAAAATTGCATTAATTGCTATACCGCCATAAGGAATTAATTTTTTCGTCCTTATAAAGTTTTCGACAATATTAAATATTTGTTTAATTTCTGGGGCATTTACCGCAAGTTTGCCAACTCTTTCATCAGCTTTATCTACAGCCTGACGTAATATTGTCAATTCGCATTCTTCAAATGACATTTTAGAATTACATAATCCACGATTCATTTACTTACCTATATTATATAAATATTATAAACTGGTTAAATATCTAAAAACCCTTCTCTAAACCCCTTCTCTAAAAAACCTTCTCTAAAAGAAATTCCCTCATTTTATTTGGGTCGGCTAAAACAGTCACAAATGATTTACCAGTTTCACCGCACTTATATTTATCCTCTCTGCACTTCTTTGCACTATCATAAATAACATAGCCGCTATTCATTCCAACACTTCTAAATTTCGAACATTTATTATAACTTTCTTTATTCATAATAGTATTTTTGGGTATATAATAAACACAGTTTTTACATGAGGGATAATGTTTATTTGTATCACTCTTGCTAGTAAATATACTGGTTCCAGATGTAATAAATCTCGGAATCATATATTTAATTATATTACATGTATTTGTTTGGGGGTTTACCATCAGATAATTCATTTAATTATTATACAAAATAATAACTTATATTTAAATCGTTTACCAGATGAACGTTTATTATTTTCATAAAAATTGAAATGAAAATAATAGTATATAAATAATATAATACACTAACACAATAACACAATAACACAATAACACAATACTAATAGAATGGCAACGGCAACGACAACAACAACTACGTCTATCAACTCAATCATACAATATGAAAACACTGATGTTTATATCCGTCAAAATAATGTCGAACATCTAGGGTTTGATAAAACAAAAACATTTGAAGAAATGATTGAATTAGCTAAACAACATAAATGTATAATTATTTCAAAAAATGGAGGAGGTAAATGGTATCTGAAAGGGCAGGGAAAAAACTATACAACAACAAAAGAAAAAATGATAGAAAAAACAGGCAAATTTCCCAGAATTAAGTGCTGGCTAATTGAATATACCGATTAATATGTTATTGTACTACCATTTGCAACAACCGCTGTTTTAGAAGCATAACTGAGTGCTGGGTTCTGTGGTTTTGCATCCGGAATAGTAATAGGAATATATCTCAAATTTGCAGGTTTTAATACATATGCATATCCTGCACTATCAAAGAATGCAATATTTTCTTCTAAATTAACATCATCTTTTTGATACCGCATCGCAATCATTTGAGCTCCGGTTTCTCTACATACAATTCCACTCGGATTTGGCGGATTTGCACCAATATCAGGCATAGTAATTGACATATTTGTTTTATTATATTGAATAAGTTCATTCAAATCTGGCGTATTTTTTACATCATAATAGTGCATCGCGCGCATAAATATAGAATTGCTCGTCATATTTACATACTCATAAAACCCCTTATTATCCATAAAACTATCATTTACTTTATCTACAATAACTATAATTTTACCAGATAAACTTAATAACGGAGCCGCGCCTAAATTTTCTCCATTATTTTCATAACTATATTCTGGTCCTAAAAATAACGATTCATTTGCTTCAAATATTTTAGCTAAATTTGTATACATTTCCTGATTATTACTTTTTATTCTTAAATGAAAAATAATAGGATCAACTGGATTTGGTGCAGTACTTGTTGAAAATGCATAATTTGCTATAATATTCATAACATCCGAGAATAATATATAATTATACGTCTCTTTTACATAATTACTAGGCACAGTAGATGTTGCAACTACTGGTAAATTATTAACAGAATATATTTCAAAATCTAACCCACGTACACCCTGTTTTAATACATTTTTTAAGTTACATATATTGACATAATCGTTCTTATATGTTCCTCCACTACAACAGTTATATGCGGATTTAATGTAATAATCTTCCAAATTGTATTGACAATTTGGGTCTGACGGATTTATGGATTTAATATAGTTATCTAATTTGCCATACATATCTGTCATTATATTACATTCTTTAGTATAAAGCCGTTGCATGTAAAGGTAATACCATATTGACAATAAAATAATACATAGTATCATAAATGCCATTATAAGGCTCGCAAAATTGCTGTCAATATTTGTTATCATATTTTTTATAGAAGTAGTTACATCTGTTGGTCCATTCATATATTTGTCTTAATATAATATACTATTTTTTTATTAAAAAATAACTATATTAATATTTATTTGAAGAACAAAGTTAAATAATATTATTTATATAATATATCTAAATAATAATGGCAGGAGGATTACTCAATCTTGTATCATCAGGACAAGAAAGTATCATATTAACAGGAAATCCTAGCAAAACATTTTTCAAAGCAGTTTATGCAAAATATACAAATTTTGGATTACAAAAGTTTAGATTAGATTTTGAAGGCGCGAAAACGTTAAGACTAAGTGAAGAATCGTATTTTACATTTAAAGTAAAAAGATACGCTGATTTATTAATGGATTGTTACTTATCCGTCGAGTTGCCAAATATATGGAGTCCTATTATGCCACCAGCAGAACCAACTCAGGCAGATGTTGCTGCAAATACAGGTGTATGGGTTCCATACGAATTTAAGTGGATAGAAAATTTAGGAGCTCAGATGATATCAAAGATACAAATTACATGCGGAAACCAAATATTGCAGGAGTTTTCTGGGGCATATTTATTAGCAGTCGTCCAACGAGATTATAGTGCTGAAAAAAGGGCACTATTTGACACTATGACCGGAAATGTTCCAGAATTAAATGACCCAGCTAACTCAGGCGCTCGTGTAAATTCTTATCCAAATGCGTATTATACGAGTGACCCTGCTGGTGCAGAACCATCTATTCGTGCTAGAACTATTTATATTCCTTTAAATGCATGGTTTGGGTTACGCAGTCAGATGGCGTTTCCTTTAGTGGCATTACAATATAACGAACTTCAGATAAATATTACTATGCGACCTATCCAGGAATTATTTCAAATACGTGATGTATTTGATAGCGTAAACAATTATCCGTATATTGCGCCAAATTTCAATCAGTATTATCAACAGTTTTATCGATTTTTGCAAACACCTCCAGATATTCAATTGGGCGTAAGTTCGTATGTAGATCAGCGAACATTATGGAATTCAGATATTAATCTTAATTGTACTTATGCATTTTTATCTAATGCTGAAGCGCGATTATTTGCTATACAGGAACAAAAATACTTATTTAAACAGGTAAAAGAAAATATATTCTATAATGTAACCGGGTCAAATAAAGTACAATTAAATTCATTGGGAATGATTGCAAATTATTTATTTTATTTTCAAAGAAGTGATGCTAATTTACGTAATGAATGGTCGAATTATACCAATTGGCCGTATAAATATTTACCAAACGATTTACTTCTTGCGCCAACAGATGGGTCGTATAATATTACGAGAACAAATCCAGACGGATCAACTACATCAGTATCTATTGGTCCAGGAGTGAATGCAAATGGTCTATTAACAGGATGGCTATTAACCGGTACCTACAATTTTGAGAATGAAAAAAATATATTAGTTTCACTAGCATTGCTTTTAGATGGGTCGTATAGAGAAAATTTACAACCTTCAGGAGTATATAATTATATTGAAAAATATACACGAACGGCGGGAAATGCACCAGATGGATTATATTGTTACAATTTTTGTTTAAATACGAGTCCATATGATTTGCAGCCATCTGGAGCAATTAATATGAGTAGATTTAATACAATAGAATTTGAAATGAATACGATTATTCCACCTTTGGATCCATTGGCACAAACATTATCTATTTGTGATCCATTAACTGGAACTATTGTAGGTATAAATAAGCCGACGTGGAGAATATACGACTATAATTTTAATTTAGTAGTATTTGAAGAAAGAATAAATGTGGTTACATTTGTAGGCGGAAACGCTGGATTAATGTATGCAACATAGTGATACAAATAAATTATCCGAGATAGCTATTTGCTGGCAGCGGTCCATCATCTTTAAATTGTCCGGATAAAGTGTCACGTATAGGATATTGTAGTAACGCAGCACCAGACCCTGGTGGACCCATATGTTTTAATTTATACTTTTTATTATACAATTCAATGCCGGCATTAAACTGTTGTCTCCATGTATTTTTCCCTTCATTATATTGCATTGGTTTTGTTAATAATTTATTATATAATGCAGCTTTACTGCCAATGTCAGTAGTTAATTCTGAATATGTAGGAGAACTAAATGACATTTTCCCTGCATCATTTTCACCGCGAATAGTGGATACACCATTTCCATTTTTAGTTAATTGTGGATTAGGTATAATTGGCTGACAACCATAACAATCTACATCAGACATACATTGTTCGCCTGTAATATAACATCTAGATATCGAAGAACATTTATTTTTACATTTAGTGTTAGCATTTATAGGTAAATCTACATTATGATTTGTATTTGGCTGCCCTAAATCAATCATTTGGTCGAATGATTCGCAATAATAGTTTGCATACTTATCAATCCAAGAAATTACCCATACTAACAATAATAAAGATATTCCTACTAAAATCCATTTTTCTATATGTATTGTATCACGTTTCATAATATTCTATATTATACTATAATATAATATATTAGCTATCAATAATTAAGGAATCGAACAAAACAAAATGTGTAAAACCTATAAAATTTAATATTTAATAATGTATAATAGTATGAGTAGTTTTTTTACAGGAACTTCTTCAGATTCAGCTAAAGATAAATATCAAAAAAATTATGACAGTGCTACATCTAAATCGACAGAAGATAAAGTAAATAGCACGAATATAAAAGCACTTCCAGGAGATCCAGTTGGATTTATTACAACATTAGTTGGTAAAATTTTCCATTTAATTATAACAATTGCAATTGGTGCATTGATTTTATACAGTTGTAAAGTAGCGCAATCTAATATTTTACCTACTAGCAAAGAATGTTTTCCGTATACAGATATTATTGCCGAATTAACTGAAAAGGTAATTAATATAGATGTAGTTAAAAACACGGAGTTGGGAGATGTAGCAACTAAAATTGTTTTTCCATATAAAGAAAATATGATTCCATTAGAAGGAGGGATTCTCGGTCTATTAAAAAGTATGATTGATGGACCGGATGCAAACGTATTTGGATTATATTTGGCAAAAGGGATGCAGGGAGCAATATCTCTCAATTTATCTATGTTGAATTCAGTTTATAGTTTAATAAATTCATTTTTCCCTGAATGGTTTATTGTATTTGTAATTCCATATATCATGTTTATTATCTGTATAGGTATTGTTTTGTTAAATGGAATATATTTGGCAGTTATGTGGTTTTATAATATGAGATATTTTATTAGCGAACCTACGACTTCCCCAGATGGCAAAACAACATGGAAAAAGGGAAATCTATTTACAATAATGAATTTATTTATTATGTATATTGTCATTATTATTGGCGGATTATTATTTATGATGGTCGGAACAGCATTAATTCCGTTAGTATCTATATTTATCTGTATATTGTCATTAGTAATGCCATTGTTTATGCATGCCGAAATACGTGGAACTAAACAAAAATATGAATTTAAAAATGCATTTATGAATGTATGGAAATATAAGAAAAATATTATTATGTATATTATTAGCTTTTTAGTTATTGTTGACGCAAATTCTTCATATGGTCTATATACCGCATTTTGTGTATTTATAGGATGTCTTATATTAGGTCATTTTACGTCAGTTTATCATAGATTTGTGCCAGTAGCCGGTGTAGATTTTGCTACACCTGGATTAGAAGATACCGATCAGGCAATGAAACAGTGTAACGTTCACTATGACTTTGACGCAAAATCGGATGTAGATACAGACGAACAAGCTGCAGGAGAAGCGTCAGTATCAGGACCTACGTATACAGGCAGTGAAAGCAATGGAACAGAACAAAATGTGGCACAGGGAACAGTTATAGACGTACAGCCTCCCCCCAATGTTAGTACGGGAGAGGCAGAACCTATAGATGCCAAAGTAGTGAATGTCGTTCATCAAGGAAATGTAGTTGATACTATACCACCAGAAGGAGATAGTGGCACCGTATCTAATACAGATGCAATACCTCAAGGTAAAGTTATAGAAGTGCAGAACCCTCCTTCAGCCCCTACAGAATCAGCTGAAGCACAGCCCGCTCCTCAAACTACTGAAAGTACTCCGCAGGCAGATGCATCACCTACCCCTGCAGTAGAAACGCCAGCCGCACCAGAACCGGAACCTACAAATCAAAAAGGTGGCAGAGGAGGTAGATATAGTAAACCCAAATCAAATAGTCGCAAAAGAGGAAGATGGTAAATATTATTCTCAAAACAATAACAACTTACGTTAAATTATAATATAAAAAAGTATATTATAATATAATAACATGTCTGAAAATGCATCAACTACAATACAGCAAAAATTAAAAAAAAAGCATAAGCAGAAGAATTTACATTTACCATTTGTAAGTATATGCACTCCTACATTTAATAGAAGACCTTTCATTGCAACAATGATAAAATGTTTTCAACATCAAACTTATCCAAAAAATAGAATAGAATGGATTATTATTGATGATGGTCCAGATAAAATAGAAGATTTAGTTACACATATTCCACAAGTAAAATATTACAAATACGATGAAAAAATGTATTTGGGTAAAAAGAGAAATATAATGCATGATAAATCAATAGGAGATATTATTGTTTATATGGATGACGACGATTATTATCCACCTGAAAGAGTGATGCATGCAGTAGAAACATTACAAAATAATCCACAAGCACTCTGTGCTGGTTCTAGTGAAATGTATATTTATTTTAAACATATAAATGAAATGTATAAATTCGGTCCATATGGTCCAAACCATTCAACTGCTGCAACATTTGCGTTTCGTAGAGAATTATTACAACAAACTCGATATAATGATAATGTGGCTTTAGCCGAAGAGAGAGAATTCTTAAAGTCGTATACTATACCATTCGTCCAATTAAATCCATTGAAAACTATTCTCGTATTCTCGCACGTACACAATTCAGTAGATAAAAAAACATTATTGGGTAATCCAAATGACCCGTATGTAAAGTTGTCCGATAAACGAGTAGATGATTTTGTGAAAGAACCAGATATTAAACGTTTTTTTATGGAGACAATTGATACATTGTTAGAAAAATATGAGCCCGGAAATCCAAAATATAAACCAGACGTGAATACTCAAATTGAAGAAATAATGACAAAACGTAAAGAGATGGAAGAAGCAAATAAAAAGCAACAACAACAGATGTACCAACAGATATATCAACATATAATGACGGATCCAAATGGACCTGCGGCTAAGTATGAAAAACAGATAATGGAACTTACAAATGAAACCAACGCTCAGAAAGAAAAAATAAAATATCTAGAAAATAAATTAAAAACGATGATTGATGAAAAAATGAATCAGTTGAAAACTAGCATAAATATATATTAATTTCGCCCCTAAAACCACTTAAATATACATTAAATTATAATATACTAATACCGTAAACAGTAGCATGGCATATTATGAAGACGATTTCTTTCACCCTACCAATACCGCTGATGATATTATCTCTGTTGGATCTAACGGAAGAAAAAAGGTTAATAATCTTTTGGCAAAAATGAATGGAGGAGATGGATATTTTCAAATCACGAAAATGGTAGATGTGTTGGTAAACGGAACATATATTAAGAAGCCAAAGAAGATTGCGTTTTATCCATCTGGTCCGCATGGAACTACTATCAGACACGCAATTACAGGCGAATATTACCCAGGACATACAATTGGTTCAAAGGCTGAATATTTGTATTTTAAAGTAGGGCTAAGTACTGGAGTAACCGGGCTACCGAATTGCAATTCTCCGTTTAATTTGTTTTACGATTCATATAATGAATGGTCGAAACATATGCAGGAAACATTGTCTGATAAGGATATCGCAAAATGGGAACAACAACATGCGAGAGCAAAGAATTCTGTATAAATTTAACAAATAATATTATATATATAATAATATAGTTATTTATATATTATGGAAGTTTCTTCTGGATCAAGAACCTTAATGCCTACTATGAGAACCACTGAATTACAAGAGAATATGGAATCATTATTAATGCATTTTGGCATGGACCCAGAAATGTGTAAGGAATTATCAACATTCAATTTAAGTCCAGATAATCAATCGTATTTTGCATTACTTAATCATCTTAGTCATATAGTAACAATATGTGATGAAAATAAAAGGATGCGTGCAGCAGTAACAGAACATTCATTACCCACTAGTCATAGTACAAGTGTGTATACATGTGGATATACTGCTCCATTACTAGTTGCATTTATTAGAATATTAAAAAGACATGGTGTAAGTACTTATGAAGAATTAGTAGCAAAAAAACGTGAAACGACAGGAGAAGAATGTGATTTATTTGGATTTGCGACCAGTTTAAATAATGTAGTTTTAAGAATGTGGGATATTCATGATATGGCAGGATTAGGTATAATGCATTTGATTAAACATCGAGAATTACGAGATTTTACACCTAATATGCATGAAGGAGAAAATTTAGTATCGTTTTTAGTAACATCGCCAATACCAGAACCTCACCCGGTAACAATTCATCACGCTTGTCTTTTTTTTAAAGAGGATATATGTTTTATATTAGATTCGTGGATTTCAGAAACAAAATGCCGTCCTGTTATAATAAGAATATTTCGCTCAGAATTTGTAATTCGTATGTTAAATTTATTAAATAATAATGATGATATAGGGGTTAGAACTATTATTATGCAATATATATTTATGGCACCTACTAGTTCAGAATTTAGAGTTCCTATAAGCGTAATTAGATTAACTGATGAAGCGTGGAGTGAATTTGAACGTATAGCAGAAACTGGTCCTACTATAGTAGGAGGTAAAAAAATAAAAAAACAAAGAAAACCAATACAACGAAACAATAACAATAAAAAGAAAACAATAGAAAGAAAAAGAAACAAAAACAGTACAAACAAAAACAATAGAAAGAAAACCAATAAACAAAATCAATAAAATTATTAATTATAAAAAAATTGAATTACTTTATAATTAATATAATGAAAGTATTTAAGGTATTAAGAGTTTTTAAGAACAGGTAATAACAATGGCAGAATTCACTAACAGCAAAACAGAAGTGCAACTTATGCATGAACCTACAAATGAATTAAATGAAGATTATGAACGGATACAAACAATTGAATTAAGAAATGATTTATTATTAATTAGAGAAAGGATTGTCGAGTTAGGAACACATGCGATCGATAAAATGACAAAATATGAACGCGAACATTTGTGGCAATTATATCAACAGCGTAATGATGAAGAACAAGATGACATTCCAGAAACTCAGACCATAAGTTCAACTTTGAAATCAGATATACAATTTGTTAAAAAAATTGTAAAATTTATGGAAGAATTTTATCCAAAAATGCTAACAATCACACGCTCTTCATTAGTAGTTGTTGACGGGCTAAAAGAATACGAGATTTTAAAACAAGAAATAGATCAACTGACAAAAAGAGTAGAACATATGCATCAATTAATATCACCACTATATACACCCTCCACAGAAGCAATAAAACCACCTGCATCCGAAATCGCGTCCCCGGATAATAGTGAAGATAATGATCCGTACGAACATTTGGACTACATGCATAGCAAATATCTAGAAAATGTAGAAGAAATGAATGATTTAGATGATGGTCCATACCATACAAATGATCCTCGAGATGATTGCGACGATTTGTATGGAGATTATGGGTATGGTAGCAATTATGATGGAGGATACGACTCATATTAATTGCATCAATACACTAAAATAAAAATAAAGATAAAATAAAGATAAAATAATAGAAACAATTCTACAAATCATTCGTATAGATATCTAATGTTCTAGCACTAGCATCTGTGGCATTCACATATTTTGGCATCCAAAAATAAGGCACAATATGTCCTCTACCCGAATAATATTTTTCAAAAATAGAACGATAATAAAACTGTTCTGCAGTTTGTGGTGGCAGATGACAGCCAATATTTTTTGTATCAGAATGTACTATTAATGCATGTACGTATATATTATTGTCAATTAAACAATATTTTGTATGCTCTAGTTCATTAAATTTATTAGTTGTATACTCTTTAATAATTTCATATAAGGAACGCGTTTGTTTTGATACGCCGTCACTAAATGCTTCCTTTTTTCTCCAAAGAATACTATCTGGCAATATTTGCAGTCCAGCTGAATTTAAATAAAATTCCGAGCTAAATGAATTACGCAATAAATGTTTTTCTTGATATCGGCACGATTTATTGTTATTATGAAATCTCAATTCAGGCGAAATTGACATATAAAATTGGACCCATGTTCTATCTAAAAATGGGGTGCGTGGTTCTAATCCATGCGACGATATTGATTTATCCGATCTTAATACATCGAATGCATGAATATCTTTCAATAATTGTCGACATTCGCGATCAAACTCAATTGCATCTGGAGCACACCCCATATATAAATATCCTCCAGTCAATTCATCAGAACCGTCTCCATTGAAAATAACCTTTGCCTCACTATGTTCTTTAATGTATTTACCTAGTAGCCAATTACCAATACTTGCTCTAACACTAGTGGTATCATAACTTTCAATAGCATAAATAACATCCGGAATTGCATTTAAAAAATCTTCTTCTGTCAATACAATTTCAGTATGTTTTGTTCCCAAATATTCAGCCACTATTTTTGCATGGTATAAATCCTCTGAGCCAGATAATCCGATACTATATGTTTCTACGGGAGGTAATCCATGTTGAATGTGATACTCCATAACGAGTGCAGTAATTAAACTACTATCTAAGCCTCCAGATAATAGACATGCAATAGGTCGTTCTGTAGTAATACATCGTTTTTTAACAGCTTCATATAAATAAGTTCGAATATTTTTATAAATATCCAAATAAGTTGTTTCGTTATTTGGTTTATTGAGTTGATGGAACCCTGGTGTATGATAAATTACATTTTGTCTAACATTTACCCAATAAAAATGACTGCTAACATTTGATTCATAATATGAATATGTCCCTGGTCCAAATTGATGAATATCATAGAAACATACAGTATCTTCATTATTTAATGTATGTCCCAAATCACTTAATACTTTTAATTCACTGGCAAACCCGTAAATATTATTTAGAGCATTTACATTGGACGACATGACATATAATGGTCTTACACCGTATGGATCACGAGCAACATATATTTTTGCAGTGTCATTACTTCCTCTATAATCCATTAAAACAAATGCAAATACTCCATCTAACATTTGTAATGTATGCTCTATGCCATATTTTTCATATAAATGAATAATAATTTCACAATCAGAATCAGTTGTTGGAGCTACGTTCATCACGCGGTATAAATATTCGTAATTATAAATTTCACCGTTGCATATTAACACAATATCATTTATTATAAATGGCTGATTTGATTTACTATTTTGACCGTTAATCGCCAATCTATGAAATCCAAATTGTGCGTTTAATTCAGGTTGAGTCAATTTAGAAAATTCTGGACCACGTCCTACCCCCTTCTCAAATTGCATTTTAATTAAGGGTTGTGATAATTGGTCTGTATTATTTAATAGAGCAAATATTCCACACATACTTTAACGCAAACTAATAATATTAATATACCTATTATCTTTATATTCAAACCAAATAAATAATGTATATTATAACGTATATTATATTGTCTAATATAATATATATTATACATGTCACAACAAATCACAAATCAAACAAAAGATACATATCATGTAACTGAATATCAACAACTATTAATTAAATTAACACACGAAAATCCGAATACAATAACAGAGGAAGATAAAGAATATATTATAGATTTTATTTCAACGAATAAATACAATCAAACTATATTAGGAATTTATGCAAACATGATGGAAGATGCGTATACAAAATATACCCAAAAAATGCGTCAACAACAACAAAGAAATAAATGGCTTTGCTGTCTATTCATCTAAATCACTCGTATCATTTGCACCATCATCAATTGTAGCAGCATCTTCTTTGGTATATTTTTCCAAATATCTATAAATGCGATTAATATCTAATTTATTAATTTCATAATTTTCAAAGAGTGATAATATTTCAGTATCTGAGAACTTATTTTTTAAATCTAAAAAGAATGAGAATAAATCCTTTTTATCCATTCCTAATTGTTGACATAAATTTTGAATGAATATTAAATTATTGTATTCAGTTGAATATTTAGTTAATACTTTTGTAAACCTAACTTCAGCTGGTTTATATTTAGGTTTCTTTTTAAAAGTATCATGATACAACTTATTATTTTTAAATGTCTTTATACAAGAACTCATTTCATTAAATTGCCATATTTGTTTCTGAAATGTAACACGATCTATGTAGTCTGCAAAACACATATTATTTAACAATTTCAGATAAAATGGAATAGATACCTCTTTTTTCATTTTTTCTAATACATCAATAATATTTTCATGCCACAATAAACCAACAATAGTGCGGTCTGTTTCATTCATTATATTTAAATGATCGTTAATAGAATGTGGACTATTAATTAATTTTTGTGTTATTTGTTTTGTATCATCATTGTATGATTTAAGTTGAAATATATTTTGAATGATTTCATTATTTAATGTATTTTGTTTATTTTTATAAATGTTGTAAATAGTACTTAACTTGCGCATATCGCTTTGAACGAAATTTATAATATTGGTCCTCAATGAATCTTCTATAGTAGGCATAAGCAATTTAATAATATTGGTAGTCTGAATAATAGTTGGACTTTTTAATTCAACTACATGACATACCTTCATTAGCTCTTTAATTTTTTTGTCAATATGATAATTTCCAATACAGATAATAGGATTTATAGTCATTTCTTCTATCTTTTGTTTCTTTGTTTTTTTAGGCCGAATTAATTTAATTAATGTATTAATCCCCCCTTTATCTCCATTATTCATTCCATCAATTTCATCCATGACAATAGCAATTTTTTTAATCTTTTTATGAAACATACTCATGATATTTTTATCAGACATGTTATGTTTAGTAATGGTGTCAATAATAGATTTATTGCGAATATCACCCGCATCATAATTGATAACATCATAATCTAGTTCTTTTAAAATATTCATAATATAGGTAGTTTTACCGGTTCCTGGTTCACCGTAAATATAAATACCCTTTTTAATTAGTAGATTATGTTTATTCAATTCAAAATGTTTTAAAATATCTTTTATTTTTAATACATCATTATCTCTGTCTAATAATTGATTTATATTTAACTGGTCCATATCCAATTATTCTTTATTATATGTTTATTCAATATTCTTTTTATGTTAATTCTACTCTAATTCTTTTGTCTATTTTATGTTTGTTTTATTTGTTTTTTATAAGGCAAAAAATAAAAAAGATGTAAAATAATAAAATATAGTTATATTTTATGAAATATAATACAAAGAAAAATCTTACACCTTTTTATATTTCAAATGCCGATTATAATTTTTTAGGTAATGTAAAAAACAATATGTAAATAAAAAAATTGAAATACTTTTCTGTATTTTGTGAAATACATATCAATAACAAGTATTAAGTATTAAACGCCGAAAATGCCAAGACATCAATGGACTAAAGACGATATTAGAGTTGTATTTGCGACTTGTAAAGCAAATGCTAATAAAGAAGATAGAGTTCGAATTCTTCAGACGTATTTCCCAGAGTGTTCTATAGGTGCCCTTAAATTTCAAATTATGCGCTATCAAAAGCGAAATGACGATACATTAAGATGGATACCTGAACAAGGAATATTTGAAGGATATGGGGCAAACGGAAGACTACACGACGAGGTATGGAATGAACGTAATTGGAAAAATTAAAAAAATAAAAAAATAAAAAAATAAAAATGAGGGAAATCTCTTTTTTATTCGGCGTTTGAAATGTAAAAAGGTGTAAAAATAAAACAAATAAAACAAAAAAACAATTTTTATTTAATCCAGAAAATCCTAAAAATTCGTTCGATGTGTATATTGACAAAAATCCAAAAGATACAATACCTATAAAATATACAACATTAGAAGATGTTAAAAATACTATCGATAAATTAGAGAAATTATACAAAAACAAAAAATATACACATAAGCGTATATGGCAAGTAGGTATGATTATGTATCTTCGGTTAAAAGTATTGAAAGATAAAAAACCTAAGCAATATGCATTAGCAAATAAATATTTCACATTTTTAGGAAAAAGGACAACATTAGATGACACCTCTAGATATAAACTTACATTTACACAATAGAAGATTTACATATTTATATTTTTCTCAAAATAATTTAAGATTTATATACCCTTACTTATGTACTGATTCATACCCCATAATATAGATATATTCGTTATCATAATCTAACTCAGTATTTTTTGTATGTATTATATTTTTACAATTGTGATAAGAGACGCCACAATTGTCTTCTGTTGCATATTTAATTTTAAGCATAGTTTCACTATAACTATGAATATTCCATCGCCCTAAAGGAAGTTTAACGTGCGACAAAGATATGCCTTTAAAAATATTAATAATACTTATAAGCTTCATTATTATAATTATACAAAACACTAAATATAATATATTTATTTCAATTTTTATAAAAATTAGTTGTACTAATAAATAAACATTGTGTTATTATATAATGTATATTCTTTCAGGCGCGAGCTTTCATATCATTGCCATTTCTTTTGTAGTCTATATATTCGTCAACCTTTTTGAGAATATGATTCACTATAACATTGGTAAATTTAGTAATGAAGAAATAGCCAAGATTGAACTACCAAATAAAAAAGATTTTATAAAAATAGTTGTAGTAATGTTCGTATTCGCTTTGCTACAAGGAGTATTGACAAGTTATTTTAATAAAAAGGTTAAATAATAAAAAGATTAAAATGTAATAATGGCGGTATATACAAAAGTTGGCATTCGAAATGTTAAAAAGTGTAACATTACATTATTTTAACATTATTTCATTATTCATATACACCTTACGAGCTAGCATTAAAAGAGGCATCACATGGATTAGGTACGCCAGATGTAATTCCATCCCATGTTATATCGCACTTACTAGCCCATTTATATTTATTGCATATACCATTTGAACCTGTATATGGTGCAATTGAAAAATTCATTGAACTTCCTGAAGCAGTGCATGTTCCTAAACCTTTAGTGTTTACACAATTACCGCCATTGCCAGATGTATCGACCCAATAATCAGGACAATCTCCTATTAAAGGCGGCCATTGGACGGGCGTTTTTTTAGTTGCTAATGTATATGCAACAATAATAATTATTATAATTAGCAAAATAATTCCAATATAAATAATTGTTCTTTGAAAATTAGCCATTTTGTTTGTATAAAATAAATATATATAATTTTTTTATGGAAGTAATATAATAGAATGAATAAAATAAATAATATGAATACTTATCCAACAAAAAGTTCAAATGGTAGAGTAGATATTAATGGACCTAAAACGAAAGATTTATTTCAAATGTATGATAAAATCCCAGTAAATCAATGTGCTACATATAGAAATCCAACAGAAGGAATATGGGATAATACATCATTATCAAATCATTTCTTTAGTGAAAAAAATATTACTACTATTCAAAATGGAATGAGGGAAGGCGTCTATTTAAGATCTAACGGACAATATACTATAGGAGTACAAGATGGAGATACCTTAAAAATAATCATGCGAAGTATCTTTTTACAACACGCGGCAAATCAACCAACAAACATTAAGCAACAAATTTACGAATTGAATAAAATGGTTTGGGATTATACTATTCCTCAATTGTATGCAGAAGCGCAGGGATATCATAAATATTTACAGGATGCATCTACTATGTATACTCCTATAGCTCCTCCTGTTTTAGCTAAAAACAACGATAAACAACTTATCCTAAAACCCTGGTTCTAATACTATTTCTCTCTTCATTTTATCTTTGGAAAGGAAAATAAAGAATAAAAGGGAGAACAAAGAATCTTTTTATCAATATATTATATGACTAGACATAGACATATAATAAAATCTAACAAAACTAGAAAGGTTAGGAAAATAAGTAGCCAAATACCATCGTCAAGTCAAGAAATAACTGCAATAATAGATGCCAATGCAATTAAAGAAAATATTAAATATTTAAGACATGCAAGTAAAACAGATGTTATGCCGGTGTTAAAAGCAAATGCATACGGACATGGTATTGTAGATGTTGCTAAAATATGTAGAAGTTGTGATGTTAAGTATATTGGTGTTGCAACAATAGGGGAGGCGTTACTGCTTAGAAATAATGGAGATAAAGGACATATTTTAGCATGGCTATATTGTATAAATAACCCAGAACTAAAAACAGCTATTTTACAAGATATCGATATAGCTATTTTTGATGAATCGCATATAGATAAAATAATTAAACTAGTTCCAAATAACAAAAAATGTAGAGTTCATTTACATATTGAAACGGGTATTAATAGAACCGGTACACCATACGAAAAAACAGTTGAAATTGCAAAAAAAATTATGGCGGAAAAGAAATTACAGTTAGTTGGAATGATGTCACATTTAATAGAATCGGAACTAATACATAATAAAACAACAATAAAACAATTAACATTGTTTCGTGAAATGCGACAAAAATTAGCAGATAATAATATTTTCCCAGAGTATATCCATATTGCAAATTCAGGGGCATGTTTAAACTATGATGTATCCGATTTTACAATTGCGCGACCGGGATTAGCTATTTACGGGTTGTCTCCTTCTGGAAAACCAGATAAAAATTTACATCCTGCAATGAAATTAGTATCTAAAATTATCCAAATAAAAAATGTCAAAAAAGGTGATACAATTAGTTATGATTCTACCTATAAAGTTAAAAAGAATATGAATATATGTATAATTCCGATAGGTTATGCTGATATAATTCCTCGCGCATCTTCAAATAAATTGTATGTAATTATTAATAATACATTGCGTAAAGTATTGGGACGTGTATGCATGGACCAAATTGTTGTTGAATCTAAAAATATAGATAAGGATGGAGATGAAGTAATATTGTTTGACAACGATAAAAAAATACGTGGAGGTAAAGATTTAATGTATACTACTGCAAATGAATCTAGAACAATTGTAGATGAAATTGCAGTTCGTGTAGGATATAGAGTAAGTCATAAATATATAAATCTATAAGTTTATACATAAATCTATAATTTTATACGAGTTTCAATACCTTTGATTTAGTTGCACTACCACCACCCACCTTTGCAACAGGCGCCTTTTTACTAACTTTTGATTCGCCCATCATTAATCGATGTCTAGCATCTTTATAATTCAAATATTCATTTTCCAAACTAGTCAGTTCGGATAACCACATTTGTTGAATTGTTGTAGTCTTTACACGCTCCAATTCAACTGTTTTTTGTTGATGTTCTTTTTCCAGACGTTGCACGTTTTCTTCAGCAACACTATCCATCGGCAATCTCGTCAAATATTTAAATTCACCATCATCTTCAATCATATCATACTTTTTATCAATTAACATCTGGCTAACCTCTTCCTTTTTCTTACGTCTTAAATCAATAGTTCCCTCGAGCACTTCTTTGATATAATTAACTTTATTAGTTAACACCATCAACTCTGCAGTAAGTGCTTTAATTAAATAATCTTTTCTGACCTGATACAAATTCAATCTAGTATTAAAATAGTCATCGATAATTTCACAAACAGAATCATATTTCTTCAACTTATCATCTGCTCCAAATAAATGCATATTTGTTGTAGTATTTGTAGTAAACAGACGAAATGTTTTCTCCAATTCATTGCATCCATTATCCAACTGTGTAGATTCCAATTCCTCTACCTTCCCTTTCTGCAATGTAATAATAAAATCAACTGAAGTATCTTTACTCATATCATCATAATCTTTCACTAACGGCACAATTTTTTTACCAGTTTTATCTGTTGTTTCAGTCAACGTTTCTAAATATTCTTTGAAATCATCCGTCCATGTTCCAACAGGCAATTCAGTAATACGAATTTTATCAACTCCTGCTTTTTCGTATCGCCCTTTAATTAGAAATTTACTATCCGTCATTCGTGAAATTGTGCCAGTAAATCCTTCATAGTATGGAAGGAATTCGTTGCATGTCAATAAAGAAGCCGCATCTAAGTTCAACTTACATTTCAGATATTGAATTATCTGAAGAGGATTGTAACACATAATATCAGTACTAAATCCAGTCCCAATACCTTTTGAACCATTGACTAGAATCATTGGAATAATAGGCGCATAAAACAACGGTTCTACAGGAAATCCGTCATCGTTTAAATATTTCAGAATATTATCATCCGTCTCCGGAAAAATACTACGTGTAATTTTATTAAGAACTGTGTAAATATATCTTTCAGATGCACTATCTTTTCCGCCGGCCAATCGTGTTCCAAATTGACCGTTAGGGCATAATAAATTAATATTATTCGATCCAACAAAATTTTGTGCCATTCCAACAATTGCACCATTTAATGATGCTTCACCATGATGATACCCAGAATGTTCTGATACATATCCAGTAAATTGCGCTACTTTAATTTCACTCGTTAAATTCTTTTTAAATGCGCTATATAGAATTTTTCTTAAACTAATTTTCAGGCCATCCATTATATTTGGAATACTTCTATCACAATCATATTTTGAAAAGTGAATGAGTTCTTTATTAATAAATTCTTCATATGGAACAGTCTGATGACTAGTATCTAAATAACTATCGCGATTGTAACCACCTAACCAATCCTTTCTGTCATCCGCTCGTTTTTTATTGAAAACCATATCAATTGCATTCGTACAACTATCTCCACTATGCTCGAATCCGACAACTTTTTTATGAGTGAAATATTCTTTGAACTCTTTCCCAGTACTGGTCCCCAACCCTTTATAATATTTTATTTTCCAACTCTTTTGTTGTTGTTCTGTATTAGTGTTTTTCCATACCTGATACTCGCCTTCATTGTAAAATATTAATTCCTGAGTTCCCTTTCTAGCTTTCAAAATAGGAGTATTCATAAATCCAATAAATCCTGGAATTTGAGATAAACTCGGCCATTCTGATTGAAACAAATTTATACATAATCCCTTGATATGCGATCCATCTAAATCTTGGTCGGTCATAAATAATACACGTCCATATCGTAACGTTTTATTAATATCAGCAACGGAATCATATTCGCGACCAGTTTCCAATCCTAAAATCTTTTTGATTTCCGCAATTTCTTTATTTTCTGCAATTCGCTTTAATTGTTCGCCACGAACATTCAAAATTTTTCCTTTCATTGGGTAAACGCCAATTGTATTGCGATCTTCGGAAGATAGACCAGACACAATTCCAGCTTTCGCTGAATCTCCCTCGCAAAAGATAATAATACACTGTCCTGATCGTTCGGTACCAGCCCAATTTGCGTCAATGAGTTTTGGAATACCGCGAATACTCTTAACTTTTGCGCCATCTGTTTTCTTAGCGGCTTTATTCTCCTTTACTTCGGTAAGAGCACACGCTGCATCCATAACACCCATCTTTGCTAATTTTTCAATAAACTTATCACTTACAGTACAAGTAGATCCAAATTTAGCAGAAGGAGTATTCATAAAGTCTTTTGTCTGGCTATCAAACGCTGGATTTTCAATGTCGCATCTTAGAAACAAAATTAACTGTTCTTTAATACTGTTAGCATTAACAACAACCTTTTTCTTCTTTTCAATGTATGCAACTAATTTTCGCGTGATTTGATTTAATACAAACTCGACGTGTTTTCCGCCCTTAGATGTATGAATTCCATTGACAAATGATACATGAATGAATTCATGAGTAGGCGATAATGCAATAGCGTATTCCCATCTAGGTCCAGCTTCTTCGTATACACGCTTTACGGCATCTTTACCTCCTACATACATATCAATATACTGTTGGAAATTTTTTACTGGAATGGTCTGAGAATTATATTTTACCTTTAACGCCTTATCTGTTACTGCAGCAACATCATACACACGTTTCTTTAATAATGAAATCATATCATCAGTTAAACCGGAAATACCTAGTCGCGCATAGTCTGGTTTAAAGACAATTTTAGTATAAGGTTTTCCCTTACACTTTGTGATTGAGGGTTTATCAATAACATCTAGATTATTGTGAAATGTCTGAGTATACTTTAATCCGCGAACATGATCTACAGTTTCAATGTAGCCGTAAGTAGACCAAATCAATACGAGTTTAAATCCAAACCCATTTTTACCTCCCACAATCTTTTTCTCCGTTTTATCATAATTAGTCGATGTTCGCAAATGACCGAAAATCATTTCAGGAATCCAAATTTTATATTCGGGATGTTGAGCGATATCAATTCCATTACCATCATTACACATCATAATAGACCCATCAGGTTGGACCGAAATGTCAATGTATGTTACAGGTAAACTATTTGGAACCGAATTATTTTCAGCCTGTTGCATACGGACAACATGATCTCTGCAATTGACAATCCCTTCATCAAACAATTTGAATAATGCTGGAATATATGTAATATTTTTCTCCACAATTTTACTTTGAGTTTCATCTAATACCCAAACAACAGACTCAACCTGTTCTACCGACCCAATATATGTATCTGGAGTATCCAATATATGTTGTTTATCTGTCTTTTGTTGATATTTATCAGCCAATACGAGTTCGTTTGCATTTAAATGTTGTGTCGTCATTTCAATAACTGGACTAGGTCAATTTCTGTATATTATTTCCAATTATGTATTTAAATATCTTCAATTTTTATTTTAATCTTTTAGATAATAAAATATCCAACTAGTACGTCTAAAAATAAATTAATTTATGTCGACATATTATATGCCGCAAGCAACATTTATACCAGGAAATAATATATTTTCTAGGTGTAGAAATTATTCAGTTAAACACGACCAGTTTATCCAAAAGCAACAACAATCTGATATGCAGCAAATAATTAATGGAGATGTATTTACTACACCTGGTTATAGTACGTGTAACAATCAAACATTAAATTATAAACAATTAAATAGTAGTTCGGATGTAAATCAACAATTAACACAAACACAACGAGCGGTTAATGCGATTAAATATTCGGTTGGAGTTGGCGGTAAAATTTCGTTTGGAAATACGGCATTAAATAGAGGCGGAGTAAGCTTTTTAGGAAAAACAGAAGGGCAACCAGGAGGAATTAGGTTAGCAGTGAGAAACCGTTTCTAACTTCAATAATTTCAGGTTCTATTATTTAGCATTATTGTTATTTATTGCATTTTATTGTATATTTTTATCACATATAATTTATCACATATAATTTATCACATATATAAATTATTTATTTTCTATATTTATTATATAATGACACGTTATACAAAATCTGCGGGCGGACACTATCTCATCCATGGTAAAAAGTATGAAATGTTGGTAGGTTCTAGAGCGCAAGTATATCACGGAACAGCTTACAAAACAAGCGGTGGACTTAAGAAGAGTGAACTCATGCAAAATAAAAATGGACGTATGGTATCTAAAGCAAAGCATCATACTGCCAAGAAGGAACGCAGATTGGTAAAAGCTGGATATGGCACAAAGAAGGGTAAATTTGGTTTCGTTAAGTTAGGAAAGACGCAATCCAAACGCGGTAAATCAATGCGTGGCGGATCTGTAGAACCCTATTCATCTCCAACATCCTCTGCAAGCACTGCTGCTGCGGTATAATAAATATGTAGATATTTTCAATAAAAATTAAGTTATTTTATTTTATGAATCAACATAAAATAAAAAATTGAAATAATCGTATTTCAATAATAGTATTTTACAATACTTTTACAAATGTCAACTACATACGCCATATTTGGAGGCTCAATATATTATCCATCTGGAGGGTTCAAAGATATCTATGGATTATGTGAGACGTTTCAAGAAGCTCTTATTATTTATGAAGAAGCCCTCACTGTAGGTACAAAACATACAAATGATTGGTGGGATCCAGAACCAAGTAGCATTCAGTATCATAAATGTGACTGGGCTCATATAGTAAATCTAAAAACTAAAAAAATCGTAGTAGATTCTAAATCAATGCCTATGAAATAAATATAACACTATTATATAGTAGGTTCTTTAGAGAGATACCATGAACTCGAAACAAATTTGTCAAATTCTATAAATTCAGGCAATACATGATATAAATATTTTTCAAAGTAGCGTTTACTAACAACAAACTTAGATATAGATTTGTTTTTAGTGCAAAAATTAAAATAATAATTATAAATGTCATCAAATGGAATTAATGTATGTGTATCATTATTTATATTATCAGACATACATTTTTCTCGAAATAATTGCAATGATTCATAAATATCCGTTATTTTATTCCACATGATACATTTTATGTTGAATATATATTTATTTTCGATGACTTCGATTGTAGGAAAAAAATGGTTAATTATTTTCAACACATCGTGTTCGCTTATGGATTTATTCGAAGAACATAATTCACTGTTATCATAAGACCATTTTTTAAATAAGTTACATATTTCATCTATTTCAAATTCGTTATCAAAATCAGACATATCGTATACAGAATGCAATAAAGGTTCGACTGTAATTGCTACATTAGAAACATCTACTGATTGGGTTGACAATGAAGATACTATATTTTTCTCCCAGAATAAAATAAAATCACTTATGCATGGCAAATATTTACTAGTAACATTATTGAACGTATCTGTAGTTTCATCATAACTAAACCGATCTATTAATAACGTTTTTAGATTGCTCGCATAAATCATGTTGGGTAGACTAGAAGATGAAATATATTGTTTCCATATATAATGCATATTTTTCCAACTAATACTAATTTTTGAACTAACTGGTCCATTATATGACTCTACATTATTTACGAGTTCAATTGAGTTTACGCAAAAATTATCTATAATTTTTGTCTGGGAATTATTTTTTAAATAGAGTGAATATGATTTCAGTTCATCGTTGATATTATTATGAATAAATTGCTCTGAACTACCATACCGTGTTGAATAATGAACTGCAACACATATCAGATCCAGACCAAATTTACGTAACAATTCTTTCCACAAATCGATGGATATAGTATCATTTATTTTCAGTAATCTGCAATTACTATACGTGTAATTTTCATGAAATTTAGTTACAATGTTATATGTAATATTTGGCATTCCTATCATCATGTATACAATATTTTCAATCTCCATGATTATTTTTCGTGTTTTAGGTTTTGTCAAAAAAACCAAATCATTATTTTTTTTAAGAATGTTATCTCCCAAAATAGTTAAGAAATATTTCACCTGATTTTTATTTGAAAAAATAGTAGTGTATAACATCTTTAATATATGTTGAATTGTATCTGTTTCTGGAATAGATTTCAATAAACTTCTTTCTTTGATTTGTTTAATAATATTGATTTTTGTTTTATGTCTCCATTCCATAAGTGTCCGATCTTTAGAAATAGTAGATAATAATTGCTGAATAATATCATCCTCCTTTATTACGCTATAATTTTTCCCATTATATTGATAAAAACAACTATTATTATGCAGATAATAATATGGATGTTTACTCAGAAATACCTGAATAAATATCTGTTGTTCGTTTGTTAGAAAATGTGTGCGAGTAATACGTTTTTCTCGATTTTTAGCTTCATTCTCCAATGTAGAAGGTAAAACATTCATAATATGATATTTGAATCGTTGTTGCATATACGGATCCTGTTCGTATTGTTGAAATAGTAACTGAATTTTATCAAAATAAGGTTGTATAGATGAACTCATTTCACTATTTGTAGTAGACAAAGAGTCTGTCATATACTAGTAACAAATAATAATGTATTTAATTCATTTACTTAAATATGTATAATTACAAATTCGGACTGCGGTAAAATTCAAAAATAAGCATTATAACTAAAAAGGTTTAAAGGTTTTTAATAAAAAATACATAATAATAACATGGCAACCCCAATAAATATTCCTCAAAGTATTAACAATGTGTTAACTATTCAAACAATACAAATTAGTCCTTTTAGAACATTAATGATGGCGTTAAAAGATATTTTATTGGAAACAAATATTAGTTTTCAACCGGACGGAATAAGAATTATAAATATGGATAAAAGTCATACTGTATTGGCGCATTTATTTTTAGCCGCACAAAACTTTGAGTTTTATGAATGTAAGAAGGAAAAGATTATTATCGGTGTGAATATGTTCCATTTATTCAAACTAATTAATTCAATCGATAACGATGATACTCTAACTATTTATATTGAAAATGCTGATTATGTTGACGGAATTGTTTCACATTTAGCTTTAAAGTTTGAGAATGGAGAGATAAAGCAATGCAAAACGCAAAAGTTGCGTCTTATTGAACCTGAACCGGAGGAATTGGCATATCCTGATGTAAAATTTTCATCCATTATTAATTTACCATCGGCAGATTTCCAAAAAATTATTCGTGATTTGTCGTGTATTTCGGATAAATTGGAGATAAAATCAGTGGGGAATGAGCTTATATTTAAATGTTCTGGACAATTCGCATCAGCAGAAATTCATAGAGCGGAATCGGATGGATCTATGGGATTTATTCTAAAACAGGATTCGAGTAAAGTTATCCAGGGTGAATTTTCTTTGAAGAATTTAGGATATTTTATTAAATGTACGAATCTATGTTCTCAAATTGAAATTTATTTAGAAAACGATTTGCCGTTGGTCGTTAAGTATGACGTAGCGAGTTTAGGACAAATTAGACTATGTTTAGCAGCATTGCCTTCTTCGTAAATTCATACAATAATGTATAAAAAAATAATGTTATATAGTATATAATGTTATTTGCAAATGATGAAAATACAAATCCGAATCCCAATAGGGCGTATACTCCACCACCATACACAAAAGTTAGTATGGAGGAAGAGCCGATGGCAGTAAACTTATTTGGGAATGTAAATGATTCAACTAAAAGGTACGCCTACCAACAAAACATGAGTAACGAAAGAAATGCTATATCAAATAGTGCCGCAATGATAGCATTACGGGCTAAAAAAGCCGAACGACTCGAAAGAGAAAAAAGGGAGGCGATGAGAACAATGGAGGAGGCAATGAAAGTTACACAAAATGATCCATTTTTAGCGGCTGATATTGCTGCTAATAATGCAGCTAGATTAGAAGATGAAAGACGTGAATCGGAACAAGTTAGACTTAGAGGATTAGCATTAGCTGCAGGTAATGTTGATATGGATCCTGAAAGATCAGTCCGACTAGAAAAAATGAGAAACGAATTATTTAGAATTTCAAATAGTGAAGAAATGAAAGCTGCAAGGGCTAGAAATGCTGAACGACGTGAACGAGAAAAAAGGGAGGCTAAAAATAACGAATATGGAGGACGTATAAGAAGAACTGCTGCAAGAAAAACGGGTAAAAGACGGTTGGCTAAAAGTAGAATGACTAAAAGAAGAACGGTTAAAAGAAGAACGGTTAAAAGAAGAACGGCTAAAAGGGTAGATAGAGGGAAACTTTGTAGAACTAAATTATAGACATACTCTTAGTACAAATAGTTGAATTTTTTATTGGATAATAAAAAAATTGAATTAAACGATACCCGCAATATACTGTATATAGTTAACAATATGGAATTAATTAAATTGTCAAAAACAGAACTATTGGCAAAATGTATTGAAAAAGGAATAAAGAAATGTAAATCAAAAAATAAAAATGAATTAATTGCCTTACTAACTAAACAGACAAATCCTTCAAATACCAACGTCACTTCACCTCCAACATCAATTGTAGAAACCAATAAAATGAATTTATTGGAGTGTATTAATGAATTAAGAAATACCCATTCATTGAAAGAATTGGCAGATGAATTAAATCTAGCACCTGGAACAATAACCCGATGGATAGAATTAAACGATATTCCCAAAAATTATGAATTCGATATATTAAAATTGGCAAATATCTCTATAGATTATTCAAAATACACAACTAAAGAAAAAGATCAGTTCTTTACGCCGATAGAAACCGCACAAAAATGTTTTCAAATATTCGCTGATACTATAAATGGATACGGAGAAACTCCGCAACAGTTTAAATATATAGAACCGTCAGCAGGTGATGGAAGTTTTTTAAACGTATTACCATCAGATACTATTGCAATGGATATTGAACCTAGACATTCATCCGTATTTAATTGTGATTATTTAAATTGGAAACCAACTGAACCTCATAAATATGTCGTTTTTGGAAACCCTCCGTTTGGATTACGAGGTCA